ACGGCGCGCATGCTTGGCAGAACCTCCGCGAGCACAGGAGCGGTCGAGGAGATCACGGTCGGCGCGAATCTGTCACTCTCAGCGGGCTCTCTCGCGGTGACTGGTGTCGCGGTCTCGGGCTCGATCACAACCTCGGGACTCACCCAGTCCACGGCGCGCATGCTTGGCAGAACCTCCGCGAGCACAGGAGCGGTCGAGGAGATCACGGTCGGCGCGAATCTGTCACTCTCAGCGGGCTCTCTCGCGGTGACTGGTGTCGCGGTCTCGGGCTCGATCACAACCTCGGGACTCACCCAGTCCACGGCGCGCATGCTTGGCAGAACCTCCGCGAGCACAGGAGCGGTCGAGGAGATCACGGTCGGCGCGAATCTGTCACTCTCAGCGGGCTCTCTCGCGGTGACTGGTGTCGCGGTCTCGGGCTCGATCACGACCTCGGGACTGACGCAGTCCACGGCGCGCATACTCGGACGGACGACAGCCAGTAGCGGAGCAGTTGAGGAGATAACAATCGGTTCAGGTCTGACGCTTGCCGCGGGCACTCTCAGCGCGGCGGGCTCTGGTCCTGGCGGCTCGACGGGCGACTATCAAATCAATTCCTCGGGTGCTTTTGCGGCGGGCGTAATCGCGCAGGGATCAACTGGGCGACTCACAATCACACCGACGGCCAGCACCTCGGGAACTGCGGCATACTTCAATCTTCGCACTCCGGCCGATACCGGAATCACCGTCTCGACGGAATCCGTCGGCGTGTGGCTGGGCGGCTCGACGGGCTCGACAGTGACGCGCAATTGGACCGGCCCCGGTACGGTGACAGCTCAACGTGAGATTGTAATTCAGGCCCCGACGTACACCTCAACGGGCGGCGTGACAGTGATCACGACAGGGGCAACTCTGGCGATCACCGGCCCCCCCATCGAGACCGGAACGGTCGGTGTGACAAACGCTCTCGCGCTCTGGATCGAGTCCGGAAACTCGCGGGTGAGTCTGGCAAGTGGCACTTCTGCGAGACCTGGATTCCAGCTCGGCGCTTTCAATACCGGTTTTTATCAGACCGGTGTTTTGCTGGCGATATCGTCGCAGGGTATTCCGGCGATCGGGTGGAACGGCTCAAACGGTAACACGACAATCGGCGATCCGTATTCAATAGTTTGGGGCTCTCTCGGTCTGACGATTCCCGATATATCGCTCTCCCGGTCGGCTGTCAGTGTGCTCCGAGTGGGCGACGCTTCGTCCGGTGCGGGTCAGTTGCTTGTTGCGGCCAACGGCACAACCGCGACAGGTCAGGTAACTATTCTCAGCGGGCTCACAAACCGGAACGCGCTATTTGCTCAGGGTGCAGCAGGCGGAACATTCGCGCCGCTGGTGGGTGTCGTCAATCCGTCGGTTACCAACATTGCCACGACGCATGTCCTGTCGCTGCGGGCTCGATCGACAGGGACCCCGGCGGCGGGCTTTGGCGGCACGCTCAACCTTATGGCGCAGACCACCACGACGAACGACGTACATGCGGCGGAAATTGTGTGGTCCTGGACTACCGCGACGCATGCAACCCGGACCTCTCAATTAGTGGTTTCGGTGGTCGCAGGAGCAACGGCTGTCAACGTCCTGACAATCGATAGCGCAGGTCTGACAATCAGCCAGCGCGGAATCTACCTCACCCAGACCGGCGGCGGGGCAAACTATACCGGATTTATCGCGCCGTCAACACTGACCGCGACCAGCCCCTACACGATGCCGACGAACTATCCAGCGATGAACGGCGCAATGTTGGTTTCTGACACGGCGGGAACGCTCTCCTGGATGGGCGACATTACCGATATTCTCGCAACGCAGGTTTTTTCATAAAATTATGCCGACATACACAAAACGATTATTTTCCGCGAGTACAAACGGCCAGCCGATATTAATCGGCAGCACCTCGACGACAATTCACACGTCGATAAATAACGCGACTGATTTTGACGAAGTCTGGATATGGGCGCAGAACACAAGCGCAAGCGCGGTCAACCTGACGATTCAATGGGGCGGAACGGCAGACCCGGCCAACGCGGTAAAGCTGCAAATGGCCGCGTCGAGTGGCTCTTATCTGCTGGTCCCTGGGTGGATTCTCAATAACTCTCTCGTGGTGAGTGCAGTTGCGGCGACAAACAACGTGATTAGTGTAACTGGCTTTGTCAATAGGATTACAGCGTAATGAGCTTGCAAGTTCCTCGAATGCGAATGCGTCAAGGTATCGGCCAGGTCGATACCGTCGGCACGTTTATATCAACATTTACACTGGAATATCTCGTTGTCGCTGGTGGCGGTAGTGGTGGGCACTCATTCGGCGGAGGTGGCGGAGCTGGTGGAGCAGTATCTGGCAGCGTTACCGCGACAGGAGGAGTCACTTATAACGTAAGCGTGGGCGCAGGTGGCGCGGGGCTCACGGCGGCAGGCCAGGGCAACAACGGCAATGCTTCCAGTTTTTCTCTTGGCGGCATTACGACAACCGGCGGAGGTGGCGGTGGTGGCGGTGGCGGCGCGGGTTCAGTGGGACGCCCTGGAGGCAGTGGCGGCGGTGGGTCTGCGACATTCGCTGGAGGAACTGGCGTATCCGGTCAGGGTTTCGCGGGCGGTGGTAGTGGAGCGGTTGCGGGTACGGGCGGAGGTAAAGGGGGCGCGGGTAGTACCACAGTTGCAGGAACGGGGACCGGCGCAACATCAACATTATTGTCCGTGTTTGGCGGAAGTGGAAATTATGGTGGAGGCGGTAGCAGTGCATCTGTAGCAGGTGCGACCACGTTCGGCGGCGGAGCATATGGCCCCTCTGGGGGAACTGCTAATACTGGAGGAGGTGGTGGCGCATGGAATGGCACAAACCCATCGGGACCGGGTGGGTCGGGTGTCGTGGTGCTGAAATCGCCAATTGCCGCGGCCAGCGTAACGGGCACTTTTACCACGATCACCACGGGCGGATTCACCTATTATCGATTCACAGCCGGAAGCGGCACAATTACTTTTTAAGAGGACCCCATGACTTTAACTTCAACAGTAACAGAGCAGAGACAGCAGGACTTTTACACTGAGGTGAGACAGGCGAATAAAGAGGCTTGGAATGCCATGATCAAGCTCGTCGGGTATCAACGCGAATGGGCGGCGCAGAATTACACGGAGACGCTCGGCCCTGGTATCGGCGAGAACTCCGGCCTGGTCGCGGGTGATCTCAGCGCGGTGATTTTCGACGCGGCGAACGCAGTCGCGGACGTACTCGCAACGAACGGATACTCAACAGCAATGACAAAATTGCTTTAATCAAAAGGATTTTTACCAGTGAAAAAAATTCAATTGCTAACAGTCACAATCAGTAATCACAGCGTCCCGGACGAGTTTCGCCTGTCCTATCGTCACGAATTTTTGCAGTTGGTCGAGACGATTCCGGAGGGCGTGAAAGTTTCCGAAATGGCGGCGCTTCTGAAAATTGTGGAGAAGCTCAACGACCTGGACAGCGACTCAATAACCCTGACTGACAGCGAGTGGACGACGCTCCGCGACCGTCTGACAGCCGCTAAATTTACGATCGTCGCCCCGGAGATCGTCGCAATGGTCGCCGCGGTCGAGAATGCGGCGGAGGTGTAGCGATGAACATTTCACCGGCGGGACTGGCGCTTATTAAACGATTCGAGCGGCTCCGGCTCTCAGCCTATGATGACGGTTACGGAAATCGGACGATCGGATGGGGACACCTGATCCAGCCCGGCGAGAACTATCAGACTATCACCGCGGCGCAGGCGGACGAGCTGCTCGCGCTCGACCTGGCGACGGCCGAACGCGCCGTAAACTCGCTGGTTCGCGTCCCTCTCACTCAGTCGCAATATGACGCGCTGGTCTCGCTGGTGTACAACTGGGGTGCGGGTAATTTTCGGAACAGCTCTCACCTATCGCTTGTCAACTCTGGCGACTACGCAGGGACCGCGGCCCGGCTGCGGGCGCATCCGATCACGTCCGGCGGCGTCGCCTCTCAGGGGCTGGTCAATCGACGCGCGGCGGAGGCGGATTTATTCGCACGTGACGGAATCTACAGTCTCGCGGAGATGGGCGGCGCGTCCCCTGCCCCGACGACTCCGACGACCCCCACGACCCCCACAGACCCGACAGCCGCGGAACCTGGTAAATCGTGGGTGTATCCAGCCGTCGCAATTGGCGCGGCGTTGCTGGTGATCACTCTCATAAATGACTGATGGACGAGAATCAAAAATGGATTGGTTTCTCTCTCATATCGGTGAGCTGGTCGCCATTGTCGCGATCGTCACCGGAAATATTGTCGGATATGCGCGACTGCGATTCCGTACCGAGGATCACTCGGCCCGGCTCGATTTTTTGGAATCAGAAGTCGGCATCCACACTCACGACGCAACAGCACACCGGAACCCCGATTTTGAGCGCAGGATTGCAGACCTCGGCGCGGTAATCGCGGAGATCCGGGCGGACGTAAAAACGCTACTAAACTCCGAAAGGTGAACTATGAACGCTTGGGTAAAAGGACTTTTGGCCGCGGCCATTGGCGGCGCGGCAAATACGATCACGGTAGTTATCGTGGATCCCGTGAATTTCAACCTGGTGACGGGCGCGGGCAAAGTGGCGACGGTCGCCGCGGTGGGGGCGTTGCTTTCGGTCGCGGCTTTTCTTCAGAAATCGCCGATCCCGGAGGGCAAATAATGCGCGCTTCCCTGCTCTGCGTCGTGCTCTCTGGGGTGGTGCTGATGTCCGGGTGTGACAACTCCGGGCGACAGTTGGCGCTCAATCTCGATCGCGCCGCCGGGTATATCGGCACGGCGACGGCACTCATCGAGCGACAGGCGACAGCCGGGACTCTCTCAACCAAAACGGCGGAGCGCCTGGCGGGAGATCTCCAGCAGCTCAACCGACTCAACGGTGATCTGATCGCCGCGGTGAGACCGCTCAAATCTGCCGACGGTTCGCGGCTTGCCCTCGATGGCGACAGCCGCGCGCGATTGCTGGCGATACTGACGGCGGCGCGCCGGGTGGTTGTGTCGAGATTGGAGGATCCGGATTTTCTAACGCTGGCGGATAATCAGCGCCGGGAGATCACCGCGATTTACACACAGATAGAGACGCTGATTCAGCTCTCGGCCGAAATTGTCCAGACGGCAAAGGGGGTGAAACAGTGAGTAAGGAAAAATCGATTCTTGACGTTCTGAATTTTGGGTCTGAGTTGCTCGTCCTGCTCCTCGTCGAATTGCGCCGGGAGACAGTCCGACGCGGATTGTCCCTTGACGAATTGATAGACTCGGCGGAGAATCAGACCCGCGAGAATGAAAACAAACTCGCGGATTTACTTGGCCAACTAACCGCAAATTCCACGCGATAGCGCGTGGCCCCGTTGAAACCCTTTTGACCGTTGCTTATAGTCCCCGGATGGCCGGGGACTATTTCATTTTGTGACCCAGCGATACCCAGCATCTCCACCCCACAACAACCACGCAATCAGCCCGGCGGACGGGTAGCCCGGTTCACCTGGTCGCGCGCCTGGGGCTATCAGGTCCACAGCGTGACGGGCGAAATATGCGCGCATCCGGGCGCGTGTACGCTCGGAGACCGGGCGACCGTTCGCCAGATCGCGGGCCCGTGCTACTCCGACGGCGGTCCCGCCGCGTCCATATTGCCGCCGGAGATCGAGCCCACGCGCGGCGGCTCTCTGGACAGCCAGCGGCGGGACGAGTGAATCAGCGTTCATTCCTGAGCCTTTCTATTTCGCGGTCGATCCTCGCGGTAAGATCCTCTCTCGCAACAATTCCAAACTCCGCAAGCGCCTCAACAACGTGACCCCGCGACAACTCCGCGACCAGGGCGGCGCGTGTGGTTTGGTGCAGTGTCTGAAGATTCCCCGCGTCCGCTAACGACTGGTAATAGGATTCCCAGTCCACAGACTCAGCCGCGGCCAGAGTGTTCCCCGCTCTGGTCGTCAACTCAAAAAGAATCGACGCCTTCGCGTAATCGATCAAAAGTAATTCTATATCACCCATAAGCACCCCCTAAATTTCGCGCAGATATGGCGCGCCTTACGTTTTTCGACCCTCACGGGTAGATAGGTGTGCCCGCCGCGATTTTTTGACCGTGGCGGGCAATTGTGCGCGATTTACCGCCCGCTAATCCGGACGGTAAAACCTCCGAGTTCATATTTCCGGATGAGTTGCTGCAAATAGGTCTGAGCATGTCTGACGGAATTAAAAATTTCCGTCGAGGTCAGTCCCCGGTGAGTGATCGAGACGCCATAGCGCCCCATTGATTTCTTCATCTCAATAACTCTCTGATCCCTGTCGGAATCGCCCTGGGCTATTAATCGCATGTTTTCTCCTGGTCAGGTCGCTTCTTCGATGATCGACGCCGACTTAAAAATATCTCTTCGTTTTGATGGATCCGGTAATCCCTCGCGGGTGCGATGTCTACCGCGTCGGGGGCGGGTGCTGGCTCGGCCGCTTCGATTGCGGCGACCTGCTCAAATTGAGCTTGGAAGAGCTCCCATGGCTGGGGCTTCTCATCATACTCAAAACACGCGCACCTGTGGACGATGTAGGCCTGTTCGGCTGGTGTCATATCTCACCCCCATGATCCAGCCCGGCAGACGCAAAAAAAGCGGCGGCTTGCGTGCCTGTCAAGATGCGCGGACGGTAGAGCCCGCAAAGCTTGCATTCATGTCCGCCATCAAAGAGCGTGACCTTTTCCGGTCGCTCGCTTTGCCAGACGAAATCATGCTTGCAGTTGATCATACGCATGAGAGAGGGATTGACCGGCGGGGGCGTGTCACAGAGAGTAAACCACGCCTGGCGGAGATGCTCGACCCCGAATGGAACGTCCGTGTAGGTGTAGTCTGACAGCGCCTGGCGGAGGACCTGCTGAATCCTCTCGGCGGGAATGTACTGGGTGAGCGCCGACCAAGTCAGGCCGACCTCTACAGCGCCGCCGGATGTGGCGGAGATCGTGAAGCCTCGGGCCCGTTGCGCGGCGCAGTACGCGCCGATCATGGCGCGCTGGTGGTCAGTGTAGGAGTCCGACAGCCCGGAGACTGTCGAGATCGGGCGATCGTTCGGCTTTTCGTGATTTTGCATGGGTGTCCTTTCCGGCGGCGGTCGCCGCGAGTGAGTTGTTTTGTGCGTTGCGAATCCAGCCCTTCCAGGACCGGATGAGGGCGACCCGTGACCGGTGCTGGGTCTCGTGGTCCAGGTGATACGCGATCCAGGCGCGCGTTGCCGTATCGAGATTCACGGCGGGCGCTTCCTGAGTCGCCCAGGCTGTCAGGGAGTCGTCTAAATACTCATCCAAGAATTGATTAATATCAGAAACACACCACCCACTTTTTTTCCCGTCGCGTGAAGCGCGCGGCAAAAAACTCTGTGCTGTAATCTCTGTTGTATTCTCTGCATGGAAGGTTGGCGGGAATCCTGCCGACCGGATGGCAGAATCCTGCCGACCGGATGGCGGGAATCCTGCCGACCGGATGGCAGAATCCTGCCGACCGGTTAAGAGCTCGGTCAGCCGATCAGCATCGATTTTGAAATATAATCGATTGTCCTCACCGCCTCTTCTCTCGACGAGGACTCCGATTAATCGCAGGGCTTTCCGCGCGGTCTCCTGCTCTGACCGGGTTAAAAATGTTTCCGCGGTCCATTGGTCACGGGATTTATAAAAAAATCCCGACGGATCAGATGTCCGACGGGACCAGTAAACGGCCTGCGATAAAAAAACCCCGGCTGTCACCGATCCAGCCATTTCGGCGAAAACTCTGTGGTATGCAATGGGGCGATCTAATAGTTCCAAAATGTTCGACATGTTCCTCCTGTTTATAATCCGGGGACTCGCGCCCCCGGATGCTCGATCATCGTTGTAATTATCTCTCTATAAGTCTCCTTTCAAAATTCCGGCGGGTCAAACAGCCCGCTCTGTTTTTCGGGTGAAGCAGACAACTCAGACTTGTGGCTTCCGGTGCGGTGCTTATTGCAGAACCTGAGAGACCCACTTTTCCACGCGTGGGCCTCACACAGTGGCAGGTGACATGGCCCTATAGCCTCTTTGTCCCACGCGTGGCAATGGGTCCGCGCGTAGGAATAGCAACCAGGCTCCGAGCAGCTCCGCAAGGTCCAGTCAGGGACACGCGAACTCATGCGGGCTCCTGAGTGGAGAGGGCGACAGCCTGCGAGGCTGTGACGGGCGCTGTCCCCTGCTCCTCCGCGGCGGCTTGTGCCAGCGCGGAGAGGAAGAGCGAACGTGCCATTTCCGTAGTCGATTCGATGAATCGAGCGGATTTGACGCGCTCGAAGGCGGCGACCTGGTCATTCGTGATTTTGAACTGAATAAAAACGATACGCTTTTCCATGTTAGTCCTCCAATCGCACGATTGCGCCTAGTCTCCAGCCCTCCAGGCGTCTGACCTCGACGATATGTGGGTTAATTTTTGTTTCTCCCTGCGCCTCGTTGGCGCGTAGGACCTCGCTTTCGACATCGGGAGTGTACCCATACCAGGAGACACCGTCCTTGTCGATTGCGACCAGATTATCTGCGGGGTGATATGTTCGCAGCGCCGGACGGCGCAGGCGATGCCAGAATTGAGAATCACCTGCAAAACTTTGATCCCACCCACTATGGAAATAATGGACAGGTCCGTCCCCGCCGACGTACCACTCACATGGCAAGCCATCAGGAATGGCGGTCAGCGGTCCTGTTGCTCTGCGGGATTGGCCGGTCGCCCATTCCGCCAGGGCATGTCCCATCAACCGGCCCCCGGTCGGCGAAGGTTCGCCATGATACCAGGTAGTCTCAAAAAACTTGCTTTCACGCCAATAAAGGCGCGAATCGAGCCAAGAGCCACGAATAAGAACCCTCTGAAGATCTCGACCAGTCCGGTTCTGATGCCAGTCGTCAAGGCTCTCTCCGCGAGAAGCCATCAGGGCGAAGGCTTCCCGGCACCTCGGGCAGGTGTATGACCCATCTCCCGCCGGACCGCGCGGACAAACGACTTCAATCTCTCGGTCGTCGGGGATCTCACCCGACGCGGGAAGCATCACCCACTGTCGGAGAGTCTCCCCGGCATAGATCAGATGCCAGACAAACCCCGTAGGGGCGACCGGAGCAAGCATCAGGTCATCTCCGCTCACTCGGGCGGATACGACCGCCTCCGGGGCGATCAGTACGAGCCCGCCGATCCGGCCTGACCAGTTGGTCAGGATAGACGGGACATTGAGAGTCTCGGAGAATGGCTGGAGATCCGGCAGACTGCCGACTCCTCCGGAGAATAGCCAGAGATCCCGGAGAGGCATTTTGGCGAATGCTTCCGGTCTCGTGGTCTCGATCGCACTGGCGCGGAACTGGTTAGTGGTGCAGCCGCAATGAATGCACTGCCTGAGCACGATTTTAGGGTACGCGACAATCGCGCCCTCCTCTGGACGGTCGCCCGTCCAGAGTTTTCCAAACGCTCCAATGCCCCGCCGGATACGAAAAATCTCGCTCATCTTGCACCCCCTAACCACGCCAACAACCCAATCAGAACGCCTATGACAAAACCATAGACAAGGAATTTCAGCATCGCGTCAATGACTCTCATGCCGTCTCCTTTGTGGCCGGGTAGTAAGCGCGACCACCTTTGCAGGATCGACCCCAAGCCACGACGCCGCTCCGATACTGGTTATCAAGATCACGCTGGAGAGCCTTAAGATATTTATCCGCGTATCTCTTGGCGGTCCCTTTGAGTTCATACGCGAGGAAGGTCTGAAGGGTGTATCCGTTGCCGTCGCCGCGTTCCGCGTTGGTTCGCAAATATTTGTTTGTGTACATCGAAGCCATTTTTTTTCTCCCGGTAGTGGCGGCGCTATTGCCGCGTGTCGTCGGGACCGTGTGTCCCTCTGACAAAATGGAGATTACCGGAATCGCTCTCAGGTGTCAAGTAAATTTTAGTGAAAAATAGTAATTTTAATCTAAACTCATTTTGCAACAAAAAAGAGGGGCAGTCCGTAGACGGCCCCTCATATACATGTCATGCGGTGGTCTCAATCCCCTTCCCCGCCCGCTTCGTCTCGACCCATTGAGCAATCGAGTCAGGCGTCGCGGTCGGCAGGGCGCGTACTCCCAGATAACCCAGATAGACTCTACCGCGGCGGTGACGGTGGCTTTGTCCCGCTGGCAGATGCCAGGCTTCCCAGCCGCCGCGGGCGTTGCGTTCCCACTGGATCCCCGGCAGGACTGGCAGACCAGCGCCGGGAATGGTCTCGTATCCGCTACCGGAACGTTCCGGAACATGTTCCGGTAGCGGGTCTGGCGTTGCCTGGACAGGCTCGACGACAGCGGCGCGGGGGGCTGGTGGCGGTGGCACATATAGCGGCGCACGGCGGAGAGGCTGGGCGACCTCTCCGGCCCGATCCGGCGGCGCTAATGAGGGCGGTTAGAATTGCTCCCGGTCCACGTCCGAGCAAGCGCTCGATCCGCGACCGACTCATGCGGGCGGGAATACTCGATCCGGTCAGTCTCGGCGACCTGGTCGGACTCCTCTCCGGAGTTGAGGATCAGCGCACAAATCGAGAGCAAAAGCGCCCCGGCAATCGCGGAGAGCGGGGGAAGGGAATAGAGCCCCTGATCGAGCAGCCACGCGGGGATTTTTGCCTCAAGCGCCGCGCGCTGGTTTGTCGCGGTCTGGGTGACGCTCTCTGTGGCGGAGACCTTGGCGAGCTCGCGCATGGCCTCTCGCGTACCGCTTATCCCGGCAAGAGACTTCACCGCCTCGGCCCGGCTGGCGATTTCCGCGCTTTTATTTTGCGCGGTAAGTTTCGAGACCTCGGCGGTCTGATGGTCGGCGCGCATGATCATTATGGCGATTGCGGCGACACAGACCATAATCGCGGCAATCCCGAATTTTACCGCCAGCGACACCGCGCGCATTACCGCATGACCTGTGCGCGTGGACCAGTGCGAAGAAAACCACATAACGCAATCCGTCAGCAGGAGACCGCCAATCGCAAGCAGGGCAAACCCGTCCAGCGTCGTGTAGTAGTGATACGCCAGAATCGGCAGACAGCAGAGCGTGATGAGCGCGCAGAAAAGATAGCTGAAAACTTTAACCTCGGTTTTGAATCCGTTTTGCATGGAACCTCAATTTTGTTTGTGGGTTGTGGTCAGGGCGGGGAAGGCGCAGGGCAAAAAAAAACGCTCAACCACCGCCGGGAGACGATGATCGAGCAAGGGGATTATGACCGATGCTGGGCTCGGTGTCAATTAATCCGGTTCGATTTTGGGACTCCTCCGCCGAATTGCGCCTGGCGCATAATCGCGCGCAGCGTCTCGACGAACGTCGTCGCGTCATCGTCCTCAAGTGCGATTTCGTGACCGTCTACCAGGTGTATCCGGTAATCAGTCGGTGTGATCTCTGTTACGCTGGCGATGGCCGCGACGTTTATCGCGGTGTTGCCGATTATGACCATACCAAGCAGTCCGAGCGGTTCAAGATTTTTATTCGTTGTCATGCGGTTTCTCCTGATGAAAGTTTTCGTGTAGATATTCAATCGAGCGGTCGAGCTTGTCCGACCACTCGCGACCCAGTATCCGCCGGGCGATCGAGAGCGCAGGGAACTCGCTATCCAGCCAGACAATTAACCCGGCGGCGGTCGGCTGATTCAGAGCCTTTTCGATCGTCTCCGCGGCGGTCGGGTACTCCAGGCGAAATTGATCCCGCCAGACTGACAGCCGCTCCGCGTCGGCAGTGGCGGCGATTCGTTGGAGCTCCTCAAGTGTCGCCAGCAGTATTAGATTATCAGGCTTGCTCATTGTCTGGCTCCTCCGTTGAAAGTGCCTTCTGTAGTTGCTCGATCCATTCGGACGATCCTTCACGCCTCAGCACGGGCGCGGCCTGGGGGAAAAACGATTCCAAAAAGGCGAGGCAATCCGCCGGACTCATCTCCAGAAACGAATCGATCAACGGATTAACCTCGGGGTGTTGCGCGGCGAACGAGTCCGCAAATGTCGCCGCGGCTGCGGCTGGCGCGTCTGCCTGGCGGTATTGGATCACGGTTCCGAGCAGCGCTATCTCCGGTGACGGTCCGCGTTCTGGGGCGATCGTCGGGGGCGCTGGTTGTGGCGGTGGCGGTGCGACTGGTGGCGGGGCAGGGAAGCCGCCAGGGTTCTCGATCATCATCGGTTGGCGCATATCGCGCAGACCAGCGAACAACTGTTGAATTATCGCCGGACCATTGTCGAGCGCTGATTTAATTACCGGCCCCCAACTGTCTGCGTCTGACGGTTCTGGCGCGCCGAATAATCGCTTGCTGATTTTCTCGGAGAACTGCCCGATCACGTCGCTATTTGAGGTGATCAATTTGAGGAGCGCCGCCTCCTCGGTCAATTGCGCGGGCGGATTGACGACTCCGCCGGAGACCTCCGGAAATAGCACCGTGCGAAGTTTGGCGAGCTCCTTCAAGTGCTCGATCGTCTCAGAAAATCCGGGCGGTGTCGGGATGTACGGGGCAGGGCTGGCGGTAGTGGGTGCGGTGCGGTCAACCTCGGCGATCACCTCCGGCGGCGGCGGTTCCAGGCTGATTACCTCCGGCCAATGTGCATGGATTCTTCCGTTTTTCTTGATCAGTACTCGGAAATGATTCGCCTTGTTTGGCCGGGCGAACTGTGACCGAATATCTTCGATAAAATCGACCGACATGGGTCGTGTTCCGCAATTGATCCGACGGGCCCCGGCATCGTGACGCCCGTCCTTTTCAAACGCTGGCAATCTCTCGACGATCATCGTCCAGGAGAATTGACGCTTCTCAACCTGGAGGTCTCGGAGCATCTCCCCAATTGCGTCGGGATACTGGTCGCCGCTCTCGACCTGCGATGGCTGGCGATAGGGCGGCAGGACCGGAGACTCCATGTAATCATCGTCTCCATCGTCCGGCGCGTGATACTCGACCAGCTCCGGTTCCGGCTCTGGGTCTGATTTCGTCTCGATCTCCTCGACCGGGACGGTTTTGGTGTAGGTGGTGGTTACGCGGTGGACCTGTCTCGCGACGGGGATTCCGTTCTCGACAGGCAGGGATTCAGGTACTTCGATATTTTTTTTTCTTGCCATACTTTCACCAAGCATTTACACGTTTTTACCAAGTGATTCGCCAAGCGGCGACCAAGCTAGATTACAACGCTTTACAAAAAAAACAATTGACACCTGACATTTCCCGTGGTGATCTGGTCGCGGAGGTACGATTGATCACGTATGAACGATTACCTGATGGGATTCCGGGGACTATCCGAACGCTGGCGGCAATGGCGGCAGCGGTGCGCGGTGACGTTGGCCCGGATTATTGCGGGTATCGGGCAGAAGCGATCAGGCGCGCAGCTATCCGCATTTGCATGGGGATTCAGGGCCACGACTCACAGGGCGAGCTCGGGGCCCTTTTTGAGTTTGTGCGTGACCAGGTCAAATATCGTGCGGACCCCTGGGATACTGAGAGAGTTCAGGACCCGTGCCAGACTCTGCTATTGGAGAGCGGCGACTGTGACGATAAATGTGTATTACTCGCGGCGCTGGTGGCGTCTCTGGGTTATTTGCCGCGTTTTGTCGTGCAGTCGCAGGACCGTAAATTTTTTGACCATGTTTATTTAGAGGTGGAGCGGTCGGGGCAGTGGGTCGCGCTCGACCCTACAGCCGACGGCCAATCCGGGCTTGAATTGGCGACGGTCGGATGGCGAAACCCTACGGGGTGCGAATGGATTTATCAAATTTTTGAGGTGCGTTAATGGATTATCTTTACGGCTATCAGGACCCGGCATGGCTTCAGATTGCAAACCGCGGCATCGACGTTCTCGGCGCTCGATACGGGCAGGGACAATATACGTCTCCCGATAATCCGATGTATCGGCAGGGCGGCGGCGGGGGTATAGTCGCCACTGGTCCAGCGCTTACGCCTGGCGCGGTGTCAGGGCAGGGATTTCAAATCAATTGGTGGGCTGCGGCTCTCGGCGGTGTTTTGATCGGGGCATTTCTGCTCGGTCGGAAGGGCAGGTAACTGTATGGCCTGGCGTGGACATCTCAGAAGTCGCGGACTCGGTGAGGCTCTCCCGATCCGCCTGGTGATCGATAATCCGATTCAGGTAGTCGGGCAGCGCGGGACATATCGCGTAATCGGCGCGCCGCCAGACGCAGAAATATTCTGGTCGAGCTACAAAAATGGCGTGGCAACCGGCGAACTCAACGCCAGCTATGGGCATAAGGTCGAGCCAAACGGAACCGCCTCGATCTCGATGGGCGCGCCGTGGACGGACGACCAGACGGGCAATTGGATCAAGGAAATTTTGGTCAAGGATGCCGCCGGAAACATCTCGACAGCAATGGTCCCGTTTACGGTTATCGGTGCTGGCAGCGGTGCAGCGGCCCCGGCCCCGGCATCAACAAACCCCCTTACCAGCTCGATCAATATCGCCGGGATCAATATCCCGGTCTGGGTCCCCGTCGCGGCAGTGGTCGCCGTGGTTGCGATGAAAAAGTAAAAATGAACAAGTAAAAATGAACAAACGACGCGCCATCCCCATTCCGTTTCTCGTTCCTGGTGTCCTGCGACGCAAACCGCTAGGGCTCGGATTTTTGCCGTCTGGCGAGTCGGGCGACGGAGATAGATTTACTGATTTTTGGGACCCCTACGATTACATGTCTCCTCGTGATAGTGGGTGGTATGGCGCGGGCGGTGGTGGTGATTATTATTACCAGCCCATAACCTATGATTACGGGTATCAGGACCCCGGCGGTTCCGGCGGCTATGGCCCCGGAGATACTATTTACATGCCCCCGACTACTGAGCGACTCCCGTTACCAAGATCAGACTGGGACCCGCTGCATCTTTTCACGCCATGGCTATACGATCCGGGCATCTACGATTTTACGTATGATCCCGGTATCCCGCCGGTCCCACGCTCGGGAGCAACGACCCCACGCAGACCGACGACGCCGACGACCCCGACGACTCCGCCGCGGCGACCGTCGCCAGGTAGCAGCGGGACGACCAGACCGACCCCGCAGAATCAGCAGTGTAGAGCGCCGTTTATTTTTGACGCGAAAAATAAAAAATGCGTGTTGCCGCCGTGTCCAGCAGGACAGGCGTTTTCGATCTCGCAAAATAAATGCGTCCCGATTCCACAGTTGACCGCGGAGGATGAGGTCAAAGAGCCTTTCCCATGGTGGTTTGTCGTGCTGATTGGAACCGGTCTGGTAATTGCGACATCGAGACCGAAAAAGTAAATGTGTGACTGCATGCAAAATTCAGGACTTGGAGCAATAACAGGCAGACCCGTCCACGTTGGCGCGCCGTTTGAGTTGGGCGTTGAGCTGGGGAATGTCCTTTTCGCGACGGAGGCAACCAGGATGCCGACGCTCCTCACGGAGATCGAAAGCAAACTAGCGGCCTCTGGATATATCTCCGGCCTGATTCGCGCTTATCAACTCTCTGGGACGATTAACCCATTTATCGTTATCGCTGGCGGGAGTGGTCGCGAATATGGTTCTGATCTCGATCTGAGAGACGCGGTGTTATCGGTGCTCGACGGGATAATGCGTGGCATCGGGAGCAACATCAATTACGCGAGTGTGACGTTTACCGCGCAGACCTACGACCCGCAGACCGGACAAACGACAGTCTCGACGACTCCGGCCCCGCGTGACGCTGTCACCGGTGGCGTCGGGGGAACTCTCGACCAGGTCGGGCAGACTCTCGGCGGCTGGTTCGCGACGGATTCACAGACCGGATTGATAATTGGTGGGATTGGCCTTCTCGGGCTGGTGTTATTGCTGAAACGAATATGAAACGAATAATTGCCACGCTCAAACTCAATTTTGCACCGTCCACAACGGGCCCCGGTCCGCTTCTGTGGTCTTCTCCGGCTGTCCAGGTGTCGGCGGCGGAGGGGCTGGCGCGATTGATTGCGGCTCTCGGTCCTGAGTATGTGCAGGGTTCCGGCGAGATTTTAACCAATACTGGATTCGCGATTGTTCGATTGACAGTCACCGACCGCGGAGTTGAGATCGTGCGGAATTTTTGGGATGTGAAATCCGTTCAATCTGACACCTTGGCTTCAACATTTGTGCAGCCTGACATGACGAATGCCCCGGTGTACTCGACAAGCCCCGTCCAGACCGCGATACCTGTCCCGACGGTGGGTGTGTCACTGCCTGGAGCTGGCGCGGCGCTGGGAGTACCGCCGACGATGGCGACGACCGACGCGGGGGAGGTTCCAAACTGGCTATTGTGGGGCGGACTGATCGCGATTGGATTTTATTTGATGAAGGGGACTCGATGAGAAAAGCAACGACAAAAAAACGCAATCCGCGATACGTCGCGACAGATGAAAGCGGTTATGAGCTGGCATTTATTCCGGCTTTCAACGCTGCTGAGGCTTTGAAAATTGCTAAAAAACGATACCCTGGGCGAAAGCTGAAAATTACAAAAGTCGATGAACAGATGTACATCGGGCGAGGCGCGAAAGAGCTGGAAGCAAAAGAGCGACAGCTCCGGAGAATTGCACGCGCGGGAAGTCGCAAGCGTAACCCCCTCGGAGACGCGGACGCCGCGAATCTCTACCATGAGCTAAATCAGGCGGGGCAGGGATTCGCCATCGGTGAGGATTACGACGACATCGGCACGGCCTCGGCGGCCAGTGGCTGGCACGTCGTGCATCGATACACGATATCTCTCCTCCTCGCGGAAGATCCTGCGGGACGGCAGTTTCTCGTTGGCGGTGACGGGCAGGGGCGCGGACCGTGGGCGGTCTCAGTCCCGCGAGAGAATCCCCGTCGTGGAGTGGCGCGAACCGTCACCCGGCGCGCAGTGGCGCGGGGCGTAGTCCAGCCGCGACGGCGCAACGCAACGCATATCCACGCGGATAAAATCGATCATCTGGACGTGGCGAAAATTCATAATCCTTCTGATGAAGATGAATATGTCCGCCTGGTATTTGAGGGGCGCGAGGGACTGATAGACGAATATTATTTGGCGGACGATGAACGCACAGAAACATTAATCGCCATGAAATATGGCCCCGGATTGCATACCATGCCAGCCTATTACGGCTCAGATCCGGATGAACTTGGTGATCCTACGGTTTACACCAAGACAGGTCATTACGTTACTTTTGAAGTTTAGGTGAATATGAGTCCACGCATTCAACGAAAACGCAAACGGCGCAACCCTTACAACTCGCGCGGCGAATGGGTGATGGATCTCAATCACGTCCCAGGCGTAGATCCAGAGCTGGACGCGCTCTATTCCGATCCAGAGTTACGCGCGCTGGAATACGAACTGGAGCATGACGCGCGTCATCAGCTATTGCGGGACCTTGTGTTGAGCGGTGAGGCGACCGCGACCGAAATCAGCGAGTACAACAGCGATGAACGACCCCGACGACTGATTCGGCGCGCGCTGGAGATTGGAGATTCTCGACGAAAAAACCCCCGGCGCCGTAACGCGCTTGACCGCGACTCCGATCACCCGATTGAGGTAACGCGCCATTATCGAACGGGCCCCCCTGGGTATCTGTCACCGTGGCAGCGCGCCGCCAGTATGGGGCAGAATGAATTATTTTCGACGGGCATCGCCCTATCCAGTCGGGCGGCGGACCGGCTCAAATCGCGGAATCCTGGCGTTACAAAAGCGGCATATAAGGCGGGATTGAAAGAGGCGACGGCGGCGCAGCTCGGGAAGCTCGCGCGGATTGGACTCAGAACCGGGCACACAGTCGCGGAGGTCAAATCCGACTTGAAGGCGACCGGACGATTCACCGCGGCGCAGATAACGCGCGGACTCGACCAGGCTACAGCAGCAGAAAAGCGACAGAACCCAAAGCGGCGCGGGAATAAAGAGACGCAGGTCGCAATTGCTTTCAAGACCGACAAACGCGGAAAGACCCTTGCTTATAAATACTCTCCATCTGCTTCGCGATGGATCAAAACGGGACTCGATCAGGCGCGCATGATGATCTCGACGGGGCAAGCAAAGCAGGTTGATTACCTGTCACGCGTGACATCCGAGACGCTAAAGCAGCCGTACCAGAAGCATTCCGACACATGGATTGAAGACGTTCCGAGTAGTAGCAAATACGTCAACCCCGGAAAGGGCAGTCGCAAAACTCGCGAAATTTACGAGAAATTCAACGGTCGCCCGGCGCGAAAAACGACAACCACGACCGCGCCAAAAGGTACGCCCAAAAATGTCGCCAAGCTGGGCGCGCTCCGCCTGATCAAAACGACCGACGGGCGCAAATGGGCATTTTCCGGCGCTGGCGCGCCTGACCTGGCTGCGGATTCTCGCGGACGGCTCCATGTAGTGGGTGGCAGCTATCGCGCAAATCCGGCGGGCGAACACGTCGGAGAGATCGAGCAGATCGAGTACGAGACCCGGAAACCGCATCTCGGACAGCCCAAGCAGACAATTTATTATCATCGTCTCGGTGAGGAGGGCGGCAAGCGCCCGCGCCTGGTGATCGACCGTGAGGGACTCATAAAAATTCACGGCGGCGACTACCGCATAGAGGCGGACGGAATCCACGACTAACGCGCACGCGCGCAGACCGCCATCCGGCGGGAAGGGGGCATATGCCAACGAAAGTTAAACTGGTCAATCCCGGGCCCGCGGCCCTGATGATCGTCAATCCCACAGGAGGGAAAAACATGCGAACTCGCAGCAAATCGACGCGCCGCAAGTCGGCCCGGAAGAATCCAATCGCTAAATCAGCTTATCCGGCCCGCGTCCGTCGCCGTCGCGCGTCAAACCCAAAGCGCCGAACGGCGCGCCGTCATAATCCAGGGCTCAATCTTGGCCTGCTCTCTGAGGGCGTGACCCTCGCGGCGGGCGGTGGTCTGACCCAGTTCGTGACGAACATGGTCCCAGCAATCGGCGGCATGTCACCATTGGCAGACGCTGGGCGGACCGCAGCGGTCGCCTATATTCTCGGGATGGTCGCGAATCGCGTCGGTCTCTCGCGCTTCTCGCGACAGATCACGCTCGGCGGTCTGGCCGTCACCGGCGCGAAGCTCATCAACTCGTTTCTCGTTCCGTCGATTTCGTCCGTCTTCGGCCCGCGGATGGTCCAGGAGGCTCCGGCCCCGGCTGGAATGCAGGGAATTGGGATGTATCGTCCGGGGATGAATCCCTATTCCGCCTATAGCGGGCTGAATGGAATCGGCGTACAGATGCCGGGAATGTTCCCTTATGGCGACTACGCGCCGGACCCGAACGCCTAAAGCTCAATAGCGGCGGGGCTTCGGCCCCGTCATCCATTAATGTTGGTAGTGTAGGGGAGCCCGATCCCTCACGGAGAAAAAAATGTCTTATAACGGAATGCCCGTCGCCAATCGCGTAAATTTCGCGAATCAGTCGCCCAAATCCACGCTCGACAATGTCGATCCCTCTCAATACCAGATGATCGCGAATATCATCCGGGACAATCCAGGCGCGCGCCTGGCGAGTTTCTACGGTCTCAGACTGTACGACGTTGCACGCGTCGCCGCTGGGACTGCTTTCAATTCGTCGGAGTTTGAGCTGTTCGCGACTCCCGTCGGACAGCAGACGACGGAAATGAACGGCTCCACTCAGTACACCAAGAGCAGGATCGACACAAACATGTCTGTGTCCCGCCAGCTCCCGGCGAGCCAGGAAGCATGGATTACGTCGATTCAGGTCCGGGTGCTGATTTCGGGAAATCTCGACGTTACGACCCAGACCGGCGCGAATCTCGGCCTTGCAAACAATCCCGGCCTGGCGACCAGTCTCACGGCTGCGATGGATGCACAGGCGACGAACCTCGCACAGGCGGCGCTTGAATCGATCTATCTCAAGTTCAGCTACAACCAGACGACGTTCGAGGAAGGTCCGCTTTACTTGTTCCCCTCACGGTACGGAATCAGCGGTTACTCTGGCCCGGTCAACGTCACGCCAAACGCCGCGGGAACTGGAGTCATCCAGAACGAAACCGCCGTCAACAACGGATTCGGGTACGTCTACCGTCTCCCCGTGTTCCGGCACATCGAGAGCCTCTACCAGTTCAACGCGACTCTCCAGGCCCTCAACACGTTTACTCCGACCCGGAATTTCCGTATTCAGGTAATTTTGGAAGGTCTCGGCGCGAAGGGTGTCACCGGCTAATATCAGTTTGTCGGGGCACTTGTCCTGACAATTGCGTTACGGATACACCGCGTTCACTGGCAAAAATCCGCGCGCGGGGTGAAAGGCCCCGCATCACTTTTACCAATAGGAGAGACCCATGGGTTATGGAATTTACGGCGGGTATTTCTCGGAATACGTCGCGACAATCCTCAAAAAGTACAAAACCTGGCAGCCGCTCTACCTCACGACCCTGATCGGTTTCGATGGCTCGACGGCCTCAGAGAGAACGACTTGCTTCACGCCACAGGTTGACAGCGACGCGATACTATTCGCGGCCCATACGAATTTCAGCAACGCGCAAGTCAATCTAAAAATCAGCGATACCGGATCGGGGTATGTGTGGAACGTCCTACAGGGGGCAACAAGCGCGACCACAAGTGGAACTCCAGTAACAGCGATAGCGGGCGCGTCAACTCAGGTCATGCCGATTCTCGCGATGGTCTGCCCCTATTTTTTGAGCAGACAGAGCAAACTGCAGATGGATTTCACAAACGCTGCGACCAGCGTTGCAGGCGCGACCAGCTCGATCACCTGGGTCGGAATCAAACTGCTTAATAATTAGGTGACTCATGATTTTCGTTCCATGGATGGAGACAATCTGGCTTCCGATTAGCGGGCGGTATCTGTACTACAGCACTCCTCAAGATACCGCGTGCATATTGACGGGATTTAACCTGGTGTACGGTCGAACGCTGCCCTATGATTCAACTTTTGATATTCAGATGTCCGAGAGCAGTTCTCCGGATACCTGGACACCGTTCTATTTTGCGCCATATCGCGCGTTATCCGGATATCAAGATCAGGGTGTTTCGCCAGTGAGCCAGCTCCCGCAACCGTTTCGGATTCGGCCATTTTCACGGGTTCAGATTGTTTTCAATATCAACCCCAATTTTTTTCCCATCGGAAGTCAAAACAGATTTACTCTGGTCGGAGTGCGGGAGGTGATCACATGAGTTTACAGCTCAACCACATGCGGTTACTCGCCGAAATGGCGCGTGTCCCCTACAGTGAGATCGTCCCGCATATGTTCGGGATTGATTACGACCTGACCGCGGAATTTGGGTCGTTTATCGCCGCCTCAACTTTTGTCCCCGCTAATTCCGGATTGGTAGTTTTGCGGGTCCAATGCTATGCAGTAAATATTGACGAAAACACGACGGATTATTTGTTTTACCGGTCTTATCCGCCGGAAGATTCGCGTTGGATTGTCGGTCTCAGCGACGATGACATGTTTAGTCCGACTTGGGCGAACGCTTATTTGGATACTGACGTATTTTTGATTTTCCCGACTCAAAAATACGCCAACCTGTTATTCACTCCGATGGGATTAGTTCCCGCGACGGGGACATGGATCGTTCGGACAATCGCTTATGGATACATCGTGCCAGTCCGCGTAGTCGATGCGTTGCAGGACAGCCAGGCGCTAACTTCGGGGTATTAATCTTGACCAGATGGGAAATCATCTACGGCGGCGAAGACTGGCAATCCCGGCCCCCTGGCGGAGCGGGGATTTTTGGTCCATCGTGCGGAATCCTGCTGGAGACCGGCGCGCCTGATTATATTCTGGTTGAGGATTCAAGCGGCTCAAACGACGTGATTTTGTTAGAGGATTGTTAAACATGGCGACATCAAAAAAAATAACAGCGATGCCGTCCCTAGGCGGTACACAGGTCCCGACAGACCTGATACCGGCGATTGACCTTAGCGCGCTTCCAGCCGCTCAGAACGTTCAAACGACGCTCAATGACCTGTTCGCGACGATCACAAAAAACATCACGGACGGCGCTCTCAGATTCCAGGCGGTGACGGCCCCGGCGACCAGCACGGCGGGCAACGGCGCAATCTATTTCAGCTCGGCGACATCGACATTTCAGGCGTCTCAGGCGGGCAGCGCGTATGCCGCTATCGTCCTGGCGGGCTCGATCACGACAAGCGGTCTGACCCAGGCGACGGCGCGCATGCTTGGCAGAACCTCCGCGAGCACAGGAGCGGTCGAGGAGATCACGGTCGGCGCGAATCTGTCACTCTCAGCGGGCTCTCTCGCGGTGACTGGTGTCGCGGTCTCGGGCTCGATCACAACCTCGGGACTCACCCAGTCCACGGCGCGCATGCTTGGCAGAACCTCCGCGAGCACAGGAGCGGTCGAGGAGATCACGGTCGGCGCGAATCTGTCACTCTCAGCGGGCTCTCTCGCGGTGACTGGTGTCGCGGTCTCGGGCTCGATCACAACCTCGGGACTCACCCAGTCCACGGCGCGCATGCTTGGCAGAACCTCCGCGAGCACAGGAGCGGTCGAGGAGATCACGGTCGGCGCGAATCTGTCACTCTCAGCGGGCTCTCTCGCGGTGACTGGTGTCGCGGTCTCGGGCTCGATCA